GAATGAGCAACACCACCAATAGATCCAATAATACATGGATGTTGATGATCATTGTCAAGGAAAAATCCTACTACCCAAATCCCTGCGTCAAGTTGATCAGAAACCGTTGAACACACACCAACTTGGTGTGGATTAGTCACAGGAAATGTAGAAACCGCCCAAGGCAAATCTTCGTTAGAGACAGCATTGCAAGATTTTGGATGTAATCCAACAATTCTTACTTTACATCTCCCAGATTGTTTGGGATCATTGTGACTTGGTTCCTCTACTTGTCCAATCCACCATTTAAATCCATCAGAACCTATCTGGTGAATTGGATACAGTTCATTTAAGGCAGAATCAATCGTCATATATTAGGCACTCTGGTTCGTCTGGATGCATCTCACAAAATAATTCAATAGCATTAGGATCATGATGATCTCCTGCTACTATTTCATCGTGATGATGCTCTGCATAGACTTCTAGTTCATGCAGTTCTTCTTTATAATGTCTGCGAGCCGCAGCATTAGTTGTAGGATCGTCTAGGATCTCTTTGTCTTTTTGAATATGTTGTTCTATAGTATCCATAATTGGTTCCTATTTTACTATACTTTCTTGATCTTTGATTCCTTGGGAATCTCTTACCAAGTCTAACACAGTATATACACTCCTACCATCAACCATGTTGAATTGATGATTTACCTGTTTTATAAGGTATGTGCCACTATGTTCTGGATCGTAGGTAGACTCACCTTTCATAGCTTCCGCTACTTGTTCGGGAATCCTTATCTCAATTTTATCACCAGCACATAATTCCAGATGCCCTGTTAGAGATATAGTTAATTGTTGATTAAACAATATACCTGCTCTAGCAAGACCTTGAGATAAAAAATGTTTTTGATCATCCTGATAAGAATGACTACCATCACCACCAGTCTCATTTGAAGCAATTTTTGGTTCGTTGTTCCAAACCTCATTGTCAACAATAGTTGACATTATCCTTGATGGAAATTCAGATAAGTCACGTTGACCTTCAGGTAATTGTGTTTGACTACCTAAATGTGCCATGTCATCCCATGTATCCACAAGAGAATAAACTTGCTCCTCGTAAGTTAGTGTATTTATGTTAAAGTAGCAGCAGATTGAAGAATAATGTCCTTCTCTCAACTTCTTAATCATATCAAATTCCCTACCAAATACAATTTCTTGTATCCTAAACATAGAAGGTTCACTTAATTTTGCAGGTTGCCAGAAAAATGGACCTGCTTTCACTGGTCTCCCATTAAACTCATCTTTATTAGTAGAAACTAAACTATCAATTGATCTAAATGTAAATCCTCTATTAGTCTGGAAGAACAAATATCCAGCAGTTCCAGATCCTTTCTTTGCTTCAGAATCTGCTCCATCACTTATCTTATTAGATTCAGATTTTGATGTATCCTTCTTCTTAACTTTCTTTGCAATCTTCTCTGATATAGTCTTTGGTAAAAATGATTTAATCAAAGTGAAAGGAGATTTCTTTGTAGGAAGTATTTTTAAATTAGTAGTAGATGCTTCTATATCCATCTCTTGATCAGGAACACTTAAATATTCACCAAGAATCTTCCTAACCAATCCAGATGTATTACCCTCTATAACTTTATTAACTGTAATTCCTTCATTTAATAACCCTTGATGGGATAATAATCCTAATGTATATGTTTGTTTTCTTTCGGATCCTACTCGGTTAGAAATATTCCAAATACGGAACTCATATGAATATACTCCATCATTATCACCAGAAGTCCCAGTTAAATCATCCACCTCAACAACAACTTTCTCAAAACCTTGAATAGGCATAGTTGAAATAAGATTCTCTGCATCATCCTCTATCACCATAGTCGCAGCATATGCTGGCCACATAATATCCTCATAATATTGAAATTGTTTACACATATCACCAGCAAGGTTAGCATATGGTTTAGATTCATCACCTACCTTATACAAAGCGATTTGCTTAATATCAAAACTCGTTGCGAATTCTTTTCTATCTGACATTTAATTATACCGAGTATGGTGATAGATATGTTCCTTCTTTCAAAGGATTTCCTCTTACTGCTATAGCAGAATATTCTACTTGTTTACCAGTATTTGTTTTAGCAGTATGATTGTTCAAAATTACCTGACTATCTGGGTCAGATAACCCTTCTATCATATTATTTACCTCATCCTGCATTGACATATTATATGCTATCTCGGAAGTTTTCAACCCATATTGAGGTGAATCAAACTTCGTATAATCAAATGCATTCTCATATGAAATATTCTTAGTAAATACAGGACTATCAAGAGAAGACTGATCTGTAGGATAATCTGGCAATCTCAACCATTTATCAGCACTAATACCATACTTAGTCTCAAATACAGATGGATCTAACATACCAGCCTCTACCATATGAGCATCAGTAGTTGCAGTCCTTCTCCTAATAGCACCAAAATCTGACTTAGAATTTATTACTTTCTGTTTCTTATTACCCCAAGCAATTGATGTACCACCACCAGTTCCAGATGTTCTATTATTAATATAAGTATTGCCACCAGTACCTCTATATCCACCACCAGTACCAAATAAGAATTCTTTAATTTTTGTCAATACTCCTTTCTCTCTTCCTTCTTTACCACGACCAGCAGAAAGAACATCTTGCCTTTCTTGAGATTGTTGATAATCTGATGACATCTGTTCTGATAAACCACCAGATAAAACATCAGATACTCCAAAAGCACCTGCTATAGGAGCAGTAATAGATTTCATATGTGCTACTACATTAGGTGGTAAAGTTGCTGCTTGTAATACTTTACCCATCATACCCATAGTAACTATACCAGCAGCTTTCATTGGTAATTGTATTGCCTTAGCAAGATCTTCACCCATACCAGAACTACTAGATTTTTTACCTAAAGAAGCATTATTAGTAATATTAAGATTTGATGTAAATGATGGTTTCATTGAAGGAGGGTTATCACCAGCAATACCCCTTTCTGCCATCATTGGCATTTGTGATATTGGTTGTTTACCAACAGCACTTGGTTGATTTTGAGTATAGTTATTATCAAGAGGAATAACTGCTTCATCTCCATGAAGAACTGCAAGATATCCACTATCAGGACCAGAAACTATACCACCTTCAGCAAGACTTGGTAATTCATCCATATCTTCTTGCCAAGGATCTGGAATTTGATCTCCTGCTTGATCGTCCCTTCTTTGATCTTCAATATTCTCTTGTTGCAAATCACGGACTTCTTGCCTGTCCATATCCTGCATCAATATCCTATTACTATTAGATAAATCTACTTCTTCTCTCTGTTGTTCTACCTTAGTTTCTGCTTCTCTCTTATCCCTCTTCTCTTCTTCTTTTCTATTAGAAAATCTTAATGCATCAATAATGTCATCTAATTTACTTTCAAGACTGTCAGAATGCTGTTCTAACTTTTTATAAGTGTTATCAATTCCATCTTTAGCAGCACTTATCCCTTCACTTGATTCATCAAGTTTCTTGTTTATAGAGTTTAAACTAGCACTCAATGAAAGTGCTACAGCAGCTAAGAAATTACCAAGTTGCTGATCTTTAACTACAGTTCCCTTTTGTCTAGGAGCAGTATTATTAGTTCTTGGTATTCCAGGAACTTTTGGTATATTTGGTACTGGTGCTGATTTTTGAGAACTTAATGGTGCTCCTACTGCTATATTAGGAAATGGTTGACCTGCCAACTTTGCCATAGTAACAGCATTAGTTGGTTTAAATGGTCCTACTGGACTAGCGAATGGTGTAGATTGTCCTCTAGCAAAATAACTAAAATTACTCTTATCATATTGAGGCATTTGCCTTTGAAATCTTCTAGGAAGTCCAGAAGTAGCTCGCATCTGCAATGCTCTACTAAGGAACTGTCCTCTACGGAGCATAGGATCAAATCCTTCTTGTGCTGCAAATTCAACAGCGTCTTCCTTAGCAGCTTTAGCAATATTTCTAGCAATCCAAAGTTGTTTAGCAATGCTAGTACTTAAATCTCCTGAATATGTCTTCTGTAATGATGCCATTAGACTGTGTACCTTGCTAAGTTATATGCT